GGTGAATTTAAAAAGTCATACACAAATGATTTTAAAAGAACATATCCGATATAGAGTGGTGCAAGGAAGACTGCCATAAGAATACGTATCCAACGCATATGAACGACGTCCGATGCATATTCGACAGACGCATGATATCCCGCAATATACATCATCGCAATATAAATACCAATCATCATGATTCCTACGAGACCTAGCGATTTAATAAACGACGAGGATATCGCAACTGGTCCTTGTTTCTTTTCGTCCGTTGCAGATATACCTCCTAAAACCGGGTCGATTGGACCAGTTCCTTTCATTGTAGGAACCATATATCCATAGGAATTACGGGCAATACTTGATTCGGTAGATTCCATACTAAACTTATAATATTCGGATAGAAAAATTTGATTTGCGATTCTCGAGAGAAGTTCCGTTGGTAAGGAACGATACACAACGAACCATACTACTCAAATGCACACCTCTAACCAAATGACTCTCTTATTTCGTCATCATCTACGTCGAACTATACATTTACAGTCCAATCACCGCCCAACTAATTCTAATTTCCAATCACTATGGACCAACTATTTTCGTCAGTACAATCTATCAAGATACATGCCGATATTATCAAATCCGCTATTTCAATGGATGAATATATATGACGAACATGGACAACCGTCCCAAGATATGGACGAAGACGATTATTTAACACGTATGTCTTACTTACATGCAGAAAATCAATATACAGATGAGACCATGTCCATGACCAAAGGTGACGACGAAAATACATTTCTAACAAGAATGTCACATATGCACTCCTATTGCTACATGAAAGATTAATCATTCGGTCGGTTCATCTTCATTCTCGATATAAATCTGCTTTGACGCAAGGACATTATTGTATTCCGTCATCAAGTCCTTTTGTTTTTTCTTTGTATAATACCGTTCTGCATGTGTGATATAATAAAGGGACGACTTGAATAACTTTTCGACCGTTACAAATGGAATCTGTTTATCTGCCAACCATTCCATATAATACGTCTTCGATTCACCGGTAACGATAAACGACGATGTAATTAAATAAGATAGAATCGGAAGTTCATGTATCGAGCAGTTTATCTTTTTACAAATGTGATACAACGGACGATACTGACAGAATCGATGGTTATACTTTGATATCATCTTTGATTTTTCTATCGTGAATGGTGTACGGACCTGTGGTAGTGGTTGCGTCGGTGTCTCGGACTCGGATGACCGATGAAGTGCCATGTATCCATGACATGTAGTAAAGTATCCAACATAGTGACCAATGGTTTCCTCTTTGCCAAATGTATTATTTTTATAATTCAGACCGTCAATTAATGAGTCATAGTATGAAATTGCCGTGTCGAGGCGGTCGATATACGACGTCGGTTTATCGCATAATTGCGGTATGTAATTTTCATATATCAATATCGGCAGGTATGCGGATTCGGTATCATAACACTTATACACGTCATTCATTGACAATGTCGGGTCATGAAAGAATGTTTTTAGCATATCTTCAAGAGGCATTGTAATATCCTTACCTGTACATGAATGCAACCATTCAACCACTTCGTTCTCTGGTTTATTCCAACTCTGGTTCGACCATATATCTTCCATTATCGTAACTGCACGTCGGTAATCGCCTTGACACAATGGAATAATCGAACGAATAAGACCATCCGATAACGGCATCTCCGTTTTATCGCGGATTCGCATCATTGTGTGAAACAATAGGTCCGGATTCGGAAGTTCGAGATGGATATGTATGACATCTTTTAATAGAGTTTCCAGTGCGTATGTCAGTGTATTCGCAATTAGAATGATCGGATTTTTATTTGGGAAAAATGTATCGCGCATCTTCTTACGTATATCCGCTTCGGATACCTTCTTTTTCGTAATACGTATATGGACGCGCCAACGATATTCATAGTCATGCCGTGCATACTGTATATAGTGTTTGATTTCGCTGATGGAACAATCCTTTGCTTCACATGCGTCAATTTCATCCATAATCACGGCGGTCTTCATCTCTCTCGTTGTCATCTTCGTAATCGAATCACCACCGAGGACATGTTTTAACTTATCTTTGATGACATCGCTACTTCGTATATCGGATGAGTTCGTTTCCATCAAGAAGAAACCGTATTCATTAACCAATGCGTGTGCCAGTGCGGTTTTACCTGTTCCCGATTGTCCCGTAATTAATACTGCGTTCTTTGTCGGTGCATTCTTACTACCTTCACAGAAGGAACTTATCCAGTCACGTAATTCGCTTATTTGTTCATCGAACCCTATGAATTCGTCTAGGCGTTTCGGACAAAATCGCGATAACCACGTCGGATTATCATCGATATTATTACTCGTAGTATCCATCGTGTAATTGAATTCAATTACACTATATATATCGTATTGTGTTTAATCGTTTATGTATATCGATTGACTGAATAAATCAGATACCATATCGAGACAGAGAGTGCATATAATGCAACTGCGATGGATACGCCGGTTTTGAATGCGACTACATCGGGTGGGATATAAGAAGATGCGATGATGACACTTGCGACGATACCGGTAATCACCATGAATGCGATAATCGATGCCTTGGTCATATTAATTGGTTCGGCATCGTATTTCCCTGTATATTTTTGCAAGGAACTTAAACGTGTTTCTTCTTCACCTGTAATATCTTCTGTAAATGACGCGGAACTGGACATTCAACTATTCTTTATATTATACGGAGATTTGTGTTTGACAAGGAACGAGCGAGTATTGACACGTATCTACAATACATAATTTGGATTGGTTCGGGTTCCGGCACGTGATACCGACTTTGGTAATTCGATCGGTGTAGGCAGTGTACTGACGTCATTCTTATATTTAATGTATTGCTCGATGTTTGTCAAAATAGTTGGGACCGAATAGTCCAATACATGTGCATTCAATTCGCGCACTTGTTCAGTGACATGATGTGATAAATTTTTACTGTATTGTAAATAGATGGATTTCATAATAATCTTGAGTTGGAGTTCATCTTGTGGTCCAATTTTATAACGACCACCGGATTGCTTCGATACGTGGTGTGCAATTAATTGTTGCAATAACGTGATATTATCATCACTGAAGAACATTTGTTGGACGTCGTTCGAATCTAACATATAACCGACGGCTTCACTACGAAACTTGTTTTGCATCCGACGCGATTCCGTATAAAGTGGGTGTTCTAACGTTCCCGGAACGGTATCGAGTTCGGTTTCAATATCGACACGCCCATTACGTATCGTATTCATTACGTTTTTCTTGCGTTCTTCTTCTTTACGAAAGAAACTAATTAACTTTTCCATGATTGCAGTTTGACCTTCTTAACATAAACACCGAAAATCTTTATTCTTTTCATGTGCGTTCTATATGGCATTCGATATGCATTCCATATATTTTTTATCAAACTATACTATATAAACTATCATTAATATAAAGGAATTCTACCACTGTCGTCATGCTCACAAAAATCTTTATGTTGTTCTTTTTAATCAACGCAATCTTCTGGGGTCTATTCCCACATACCGTTCATTGTCAAGTCGTCGAAAATACACTTGGTATGAAATGTCCACCACATATTGTCCATTTATCAATCGGTATCTTGTCATTCCTAGTTGCAATGTATTTAGCACAAAAGGAATACATCCACAGTTTATTATTTGACGTCAAAGAAATGATGATGGGTGCATCTCAAATCATCTCCAAATCCTATGAACAATTCGTATCAAAGAAATAAGGTATCGAAAAATAGTCGTATAATATATATGCTAACACGTATATTATATATTATATGTCTTGTCCATCGAAACTATCCTATGCAGATTGCGAAAACTTACTATTAGTCCAATCTGTCGAAGAAATTGAAAAAATCGTTGGTCATGAAAAGGTGAATATGCCTATGATGAAAAAAATAGTCGAAATCGTCGAACGTTTTATAAAGAAAAAGAAATGTATTTGCTACGGTGGAACTGCAATTAATAACATCCTCCCACCGGAAGACCAATTCTATGACCACGACTTTGAAATTCCAGATTACGATTTTTTCTCTGACAAAGCAGACACACTTGCCATTGAACTCGCAGACGAATATCATCGCGCAGGTTTCAAAGATATTGTAGCACAAGCAGGGATTCATTATGGAACCTACAAGGTATTTGTGAATTTCGTTCCAGTTGCGGATATTACTTATATCCCGACCGATTTATTCCAACGATTGAAAAAGGAAAGTATTGTCGTCGATGATATCTATTACTGTCCTCCGGATTATCTGCGCATGTCGATGTACCTAGAACTCTCGCGTCCGCGTGGTGACGTATCACGATGGGAAAAAGTTCTCAAGCGGTTGAATCTACTCAATAAGCACTATCCGATTGACAATGTCAATTGTACAACCGAAATAATGGATGTGACTGTATTCGACGATACGAGTAAAAAATCAAAGAGTTTGTTATTCAAGACGGTTCGCGATTTTTGTAAAGACCGCGAGGCAGTATTTTTCGGCGCCTTTGCATACAACTACTATTCGAAGAAATACAACAATACTGCACTTTTCTCCGAGATACCGAATTACGATGTATTCCTAATGGACGTCGTTGATGTCGCACCGAAATTAAAAGAAGCAATCGAACAATTAGGCGAATTTGAAACAGTCGAACTGTTTATACAGGAACCGTATATCGACATCATCGGACAACGAGCATCCATCTACGTCGATGGACAAAAAATTATTACAATGTATGAACCAACCGGATGTCACAGTTACCATGATATCCGCTTCGGTGTGGGACGATTGTGCATTGCGTCGATTGATACAATCCTATGTATGTATTTCATATTTCAATATACGAATGAAGACCCGACAATTATCCATCGGTTAGTATGTATGTGTCACTATCTATTTGAAATACAGAGAAGTAAACGTCCCGGGAAAGAAGAGGTATTGCGTCGTTTCTCATTGCCATGTTATGGTACCCAACATACATTGGAATCATTACGGTCAATTAAATTAGCAAAGTTTATCGAGTTGTATAAATACAAACACCGTCAATCTGACCCGAGATATGAGGAATACAATAAGTGGTTTTTAAAATATATACCACTAAAGGATAATGTATCAAAACCAAAGGCACCGTCCAAGGCAAAGACGCCGTCAAAGTCTCTAACGAAAAGTCGTTTCAAGTCGATGGTAAAGAGTCTCAATCTATAATTCAAATGAATCCATAGAATCTACGCGATTTTTATGGATACCTTTTTATGTATTTGCATTTTTACATATAAAATGTGGTTATTGGAGTATTGACAGGTTGTCCGGTAGTAATATACCCCGAGTAATCAAGGAAATCTTCTTTGTCTTTATTTTGGCGACTTTCTGTATGCATTGACAATGAATCTGTCCGGTCAAATTGTGGAAGTTTGTCTAACGATGCGGATACGGTGTCTGTGTCATTAAATCGTTCGATATTTTTATAAGATTCTAACTTTTTATAATATTGTTGCAACTGCGTCATATTTACCGGTGTTGGTTGCGATACTGCGCCAATATAAATGGTTGGCATCTGATTTTCTTGAATAGACGGAACCGCAGGGGTCGTCGGAACAGACGGAACTGGTACAGGTGTCGCACTCGGTTGGGGTGCTACTTGACTATAGTTCTTGGTAAAGTGTATCGAATAGACGACTGGAATTGATGTATTCTGGTTATTGAGTGATGCATTGATTTGACTCGGATTCGAACTCGAAATAGTCGTCATCGATGGAGTGCCGGTTCCGACGGTACTTCCTACAAATATATCGAGTTCTCCACTTGGTCTTTTTCCGAAGACGACGCTAATATCGCGACGTGTATTCGTTCCAATCGGCATTTTACTTTCGAGATATGTGATTAACTGGTTTAACGTTTTAATATTACGCACAGCAGTGCTGTCATCGCTGTTGGATGTCGATAGTAATGGTCGATAGACTTCGTTCGATAAATATATCATGTGGGTGATGCTGTATTGATTATCTTCTACTTGCTTGATATCACGTTCGCGACGTTCAACTAATTCCGGTGGAAATAAGTACATCGTTGTTCCGGTCGATGTGTCCGCATCAGATGGAGGACCGGTGATTGTATTTGTTGGTGAATTTCGTAATAACATCGTCGATACCGTATTCGTCGTTGTATTGCGTGTCATTGCGACACCTTTACAATCCTTGTCCATATAACATTGATTCGACAAGGTAAATAATTTATCTTCCATTCCCGATTCATATGGGACATTGTCGGTTCGCGAATAGATTACATTCCATGAAGATGGATACATTTTGTCCGCGATGATGTGACTTTTCAATGTGACATCCGTTAATTTAGATTGTACTGGGTCCAACATATATGCGCGGATACCGTCACTTTCGCTAAAGATGAGTTGATTCGCACTACTATCCAATTTCAAAAAGTGTTCAATCCGACCTGTATTCATGCAATAGTAGATGATAAGGATAACAATCACCAATAATGCGACAACGATGATTCGCGACTGATGTTTCTTTAAATAATCGATTACCATTCTTCTACACGACACTATTTATTATTGTATGATGCTGATATATTATAATCCAATAATAAATATTATTTTACCTACTTGAAACTTTCCATATTCACACCGACTTTACATGACGAACAGGATGCATCGTGGCGTGGGCGTGACGATTCATCGTCGATGTCACTATCATCGCTGTCACTATAGTCACTATCACTATTATTGGCAGTACCGCGATTGACTACGTCACGTGATTTTTGTCGAATAATCATTGCGACTGCGACGATGACTATCATTGCGACAATTAAGACCATCACAAGAGTCATCATGGACATTGATTTTTTACTACTGAATGACGACGATAATGTCGATATCGTAGATGCTACTTTTTTAACCATCTTTACTTATCATATACATAGAAATTATGTAAATTTTCATGGTTGTATAGAGATAGAGATAGAACCACGATTCGAACACATGTCAATATACGATGGAAAATGAACATTGCAATTAATATATCCGAATCCGAACCTTGTCGAATATGCTATGAACACGGTGACGAAGATGTATTACGTCCATGTCGATGTAATTCACACGTGCATCGAGGATGCCTCAACCAATGGCAGGAATCCGGAGACCCGATACGTCGCGAACGATGCGAAGTTTGCCATTATCGTTACCGTTATCTCGAAGACCCCGTTCCGTTTCGCGGATTCACTATTATATATAGTCGCATGTTTGGAAGAAATAATGACATACCCGGAAATTATATGCGCGGTTCATTGAGTATGATATTATTTCATTCGCTCTACTTGATGACAATATCCGGATTAATCTATGGACTTGATGGTAATAGGCAAATCGCAAATTTGACGGGTGTCTATTACGATGGTGGATATCGAATATACTATGATATTACGTTCGCATTCTATACACTTCTCATCTATTCATTGTTCATCTTTGAACTACGCCGTCTCACATGCAACCAATGGAGAGGTTATCTCAAACTGCTGATATGTTCATGTACCAATATACATGCATATTTGCTTCTATATGTTGTTGTATGTGGTGGTCTCGCGATACAATTCTGGACAACCGTCGTCTTCGATATCCTATTTACCATTCCGACCTTCCATATGACTTGTCTATTGCATTATGAAACGTTATCGTCTTTAAAAAAGAGTATGGGGATCGGTGAATTAATGTCTTACGTTCCATCGAATGATACGGATGAACTATTTGCATGAATCTCCTGACAGATTTATGTTTATTCATCACGCGTATGTTGGTCAGGTGTCATGTATAAACCAGGTGCATAGTGTGATTGCAAGAAGGATTTATCGACAGGTCTATCTTCGATATCGTTTTCGGTTTCATACTTGACTTGTGTCCATTCGAGAACGTCTAATGGCACACTCTTGTCATAGATAGGAACCACGTTCGAAACTTTTCCAGTTTCTGGAAGACATATAGGTGGGCGCTTTTGAGGAACCGACCAGAATTGTTGTGGAATAAACGACCATCCATAGGTGGTCGCAATCTTGCGTGGTGCTTCCTTTACAGGTTTTTCTGATTCAGGTGTATATGCGAAATTACTTGCGATATGTTGTGATGCAGGACCTGGTGTTGTATCTGGTTTATTACCGTCCGTGTATTCCATGTCGATATCTTCGGAACCGACTGGTTGCATACGTCCCTTTGATAAACGTGTGAGACGTGCATCTGTCACTTCTTCTGATAATCGTGGCGCACGAAATTCGGGACGAATACTGGATTCACGAAGGTCGGATGGAGCAATGACCTCAGTCGATTTCTTTTTTGAATAAAGCGAACCGAATACATCATGTGACTTGCGCGATTCAACGGATACAGATGGTTTCGTTAATAACATATTGTCAGCAACGGTTGTCTTTGGCACATCGGACGAGAACAGACCTTTAACGGTACTCGTTGCTTCTTTCCAATAACTCGATAGTGGTTTAATTTCACTTGCATCGATTTCGACGAATACGCGTTTTCCACTCTTTAACAATTCAGGACTTCCACTTTCTAATGGTTGAACGTTGTCGTTCGCGGATGGTTCTTCATCCGATGCGAGTGATGGTTGCGATGAGTAATTTAATATAAGTGATTTACAATCCGGTAATGTTGTCAATATCGAGACGTACATTGCAGCTTCTTCGATGTTAAGGTCGCGTAACTGTGGGCGTTCTGGTACATACCCAAGGCGTCTCAAGAATTGGTATCGTATATAGGCTGCATAGGATTCCTTGAACAAACGGTAGAAACTTTCATCGCGCGATTGGATACGACTATAACATTCTTTGTTCTTCAACATATAGGTTGCCATGATTTCTTGACTTTTACGTAAATATTCATCACGCTGGTTCGCTTCCGTAAGTGTCATTAACGATGCAGAATCGATAGGGATGTCACGTGCATTATCGTCGGATGAGAAGGTTTCAAACGTTGAACCGTCGTCGGATAAAAAATGTTCGATGTTGTAGAACCGTGGTTCTTGGATGAATTGGGTTGCGACGATACTTCCTTGGCCGTTTTCTCCGATGACACCGTCCGCACCCGTCTTAGGAATCGGATTCAATAATGCACATGGAACCATATCTTTTTTCATCGATGAACCGTATGCGAAATTCCAGTAAGCGCGATATTCTTCGATTGTGCGGAATACGTGGGTAATTACATTATCCTGCAAGAGTTCATAATTTCGTCCGTTATAGACGAGGCGTTCCGGACAATAGATAGATGTAGTGAATAATTCAGTGGAACCGGTAGCGCATCCACAGAAGGTTTCTAATTTTTTACTTCCACATGGACAGAATTTACAAGGTATAACAAGTGCAATGATTGATAATACGATTAATGCACCTACGACTACTCCTAAATAGAGCGAACGAGTGACGGGTTTCATTTTATATAATCGTTCTTGATGACTTATAATAAATCGACATTTTAAGTTTGCGAATATCGTTAAATCGTCGATATCGATGGAAAAAGTGTGGATATAATATATATCTTAAAGAGGTAACCACGAATGTTTCCAATGATGTCCATGCCAATCTATAGTGGCGAACATGCAAAGAATGTGATTCATCTACAACAAGGTAAAAATGTGCGCGACGGTAAGGTAACCGATATGCGATGCAAGGGAAAGTTTGGACTTGTTAAATTCTATATGCCGGGATGTCCTGGATGTATTGGTATGGAAGATACAATCGTCTTTCTAGCAAATCAAATGAAAAAATACGATTTCGCCGTGTGTGTCGTTAATGTAACCGAAATTGCAAACCGCGAAATCGTGAATGCAGTTGGCGGAGTGCCGTATGTTCCATACATCTGCATGTTTAAACCAGACGGGCGTATCTTTTCCGTTGAAAACGAATTAGGCGGTTCGCATGGTATCCAAGAAATACTTGTGAAAATATCGGAAGTTACTTCACAGCGCGATGGATCGGCCAAGACGGCGACCAAGACAACCAAGTCTAAACGTAAATCCAAGGTCAAGACGATGAAGACCAAGACCACGAATACGTCGACGTGCGCATTGAAGTGCGATGTTAAAAATGATAAAATCGTGTGCAAGAAAGATTGCCAATAAACGACGTCGTCATTCTATTTTTATAATCAGAACTACTATAAAAATCGAATGTTCAACCTATTAATTTGTGCTTACAAGAAGGGATAGACTATCGGATAAACTTTGAGTAAAGTTGCTGTATTCTTCGTTTGATGTCTTCAAGGTGATATGAACATACTTTGTAATACTAACAAAGATATAAAAGATAGCTGCAACGACGAATGAGAATAATAAGTCTTGACGACCACCACCTTGATAGATGAATAAGGTCAATGATAACATGCGCCCGATGAAGGTTGAATTCAATACACGGTGCCAGTCTGGAGCACTTGGGAAACCTAATAGAGTAACGTATGCAGATGCTAATGCGTGTGGAATACTTGCGTTTTCAAACATGTGTGATAGTATATATTATAAAAAAACAATTTATTCCTCTGCCATATTGTGATAATCTTATGATTTAGAGACCTTTATTGATATCCAAAGTTACCATGTTGGTGAATGTCGCTATGTAGGCGATAAGTCGATACAACTTGTCTATTTGGACTCGAGTGTGGCAATTCATATACGACGTCCATCTGTGATGTCGGCATCGACGGAGAGGAATACGATTCATTGAGATAAGACATTGTCGGATAACTATGCGAACGATGTAACGACGACGACGAATGTGACGACGACGAATGTGCCGAGTTTGCGATATATGAATTATATTGTGAGCGCATAATTGCGATTGCCTGTTCCAATACTTCATCTGGTGTGACTGAACCGTCTATAATATGGCATTCACGTGGTCTTAATGGATGTATCGTTTCCTTATCGATATATAACGATTGATACAATTCGTCAATTTGCGCCAAGTAAGACATCGGAATAATCTCATTTTCACGCGAACGTATATGGATACGCTCATAACATAATTCCGGAGAAGTATTGATAAAGAATACGACCTTTGGCATCCACCCAAAATCACGATTCATGTCATTCATTAACTGCATATCGAGTTTAGACAGCATACCGTTTTGATACAAGTTTTCGCCGAATACATGAAGACAACTCAATGGTGACCGTTCGGTAATCTTTATCGTTTGACCACACGAAGTCGATTGTGACCGTTGCGATTTCGATTGTTTCATATGATGTTGCAATACTTTCATTTGGAACATCAATGCATTTTGTTTCATGTCTTTGTAAAATTGTTCTAAATACGGTGCCCATTCATCGACGTTTTCTTCGACGACATGGATACGATTTGCAATAATCCATGGATGGGTCTTTAGGCGTTTCAATAATGTCGATTTACCACTGCCGATGTTTCCATCGATTACAATCGGTAATGTGATTTCGGATTGGAATGACATTTTATAGTAGAGGGTATGTATAGAACGGTTTATATGTTGATGATGATAACATATCAAAATATAAATTATTATCAAAATTATATGTAAAACTCTATCCATCCATATATCGATACAACTTATGAGGTTAATTGCGATTGTGATTGTTTAATAATGGAGATGCAGTGTGTAAGGAGGCGGTTTTGACGAAATAGGATAACGATAATGATTGGAAGTGTGATCGTATAGAGTAATAAGATGAAGATGACGAGGTGTATATAAGGATAGGTTGTCTTGCGAACATATTTGGATATAGGATCCAAGACCACGCGCTCAATTCGCTCGAAGGTTTCGTCTTTTTTCATTTCAGATAAGAATTGGTTGATAATGTCGGAAACTACTTTTTGAATCATTCGTATAAAAGTGGTAGGTCGTCGTGATACGCGTACGATTCTTTAAATAATTAGATATTATAATTTTAAACGATAACCTCGCATCGTCGTCTCTACATGTCATCCACAACCATACGCAAATGCAGTGAAAACGATTACGGAACACTTTATGAACTATTCCCGTCGATTCATTATACCATCTACGATACAAATCTACCATTCGGTCTCGAAACGCATTACAATAAAAAGCATCTGAATTGGACGTGTTCCGATGATGATGCATTTGCATTAACAGAGAGACTGTCGAAACTATCGAAAACACTTTATCGTACCATACAGTCAACATGTGGAAATGGGAATGGAGATATCATGATGGTTCCAATGTCTTCTTCGGGAATTTCCGATACAATTCCGATGCGTCCCGGAATACGTAGTGGTCAAAGTGGTTACCCTTGTATCATTGAAACTCAACCGTATCCACGCATCACAAGTCACAAGTTTTTCATACATGAAAAAGGCGAAATCCTGACATTCAATGCATTGGTTCCCGGTTTTAGTGCAAAAGAAATACAGGTCGAATGCAAGAACATCTGGGTAAATAAACAGGGAAGTGAAGCAAAAGCGTTATGGTATACATCGCGTGTGCGTCCAGCAAAATAGAAACTAATCTATAAGAAACATAAGGAATAGTCATAAGAACATGCAACGACAACCTACTATGGATACTGTATCAATGTCGTCCTCAATGTCAACGATGTCGACACAAAGCACCGCAGATACGAGAATGCGAACAATTCATTATTTTTATTACACCGAATATGAAAGTCTCACGAAATTACGTTTTGATTTCTCTCAACCGAAAAAATCAAGTAAGACCTATATTGCAACGATGCGTCATCCAATTTATTTCACATTACCAAAATCGGAATTAGTCGAAATATATGAATGCAAATATACAGGTCAGAATCGTTTAAAATATGTGGTGAATGGGCGAAAATATGGCGACTTACTGCGTTTCTTTGATAACTTGGATTCACATTGTATTGAACTATCTTACGCACATTCTCAAGAATGGTTCCGACGCGAATTTACGAGGGAAAAGTTGGTCGACCAATATTACAATATTTACGGAAGAGACCTAGAAGAAAACAACGAACTTATCTTTGAAGCAACGATTGAAAATGATAAACTCCTCGATAAATTAATTGACTATAATCGGTCACCATTAATGAACCTTATGGTATGTATCAGAGGTATCGAATTTTTCAAGGATAAGTTCCAATGGTATATTACATTAGAAAAATTAGTATATATCCCGGATGACAAGGGAACCCGTCGCGATGAACCACGGAAACCTACCAGCATTCCTGTTCAAAATAAACCGTCATTCATCGATTTAGACGAAGATGACGTCGAAGACGATGATGACAATTACGACAGTGATGACGACGGTGATGACAACGAAGATGACGACGACTACGGCGAAGACGATGATGACAAATACAGTCGCAATGACAATGAAAACAGTCATGTACATATTACAAAGGATATGGATTCGAACAAAAAGGATACACCTACACCGAAGGAGGATATACAAAAACTAATTCGCCAATATTCGGAAGAGTCCAAGCGTTTATTTCTAAACGCGGAACGTTCGCGAAAAGCGTCGGACATGTTTTTTCAGAGAGCAACGTATTTACAAAATCAAGTTCGCAAATATGAAGAACAATTACGAAGTAGGAACGAGTGAAAAAAAATTGTTTTTCTATAATATACGTTCTTTTCCATATTATACTGAAAAATGGCTTTTAATAAAAAAACTGGTTTGATGATACTCGGAGTTGTTCTTTTAATAGCAGTTGTTATGTTATTATCAAAAATGAACAAACCATCCGCAGTCGAATTACCAAAAGAATCTGAACCATCGAAACCTATCCAAACACAATCCGAATCAGAATGTACTCCTTCACAAGTTTATGACGTCCAAACTAAAAAGTGTGTAGCTGCACAACACTTTGCAGGTGGTTACGAAGTTGAACCATCAGAAGATACTTTAACCGGTTCAGCATCAATGTATCAATCAATCGAATCAACTGGTAGTTCAAGTGGTTCCGCTTTACCAAAAGACTGTTTCCCAAAAGACCAATTATCGCCAGCAGATTTACTTCCAGCAGACTGTAACTCAAAATGGGCTCAATCCGTTCCACAATGCCAAGGTGAATTAGGTAACGTTAATTTCTTAACTGCAGGTTCGCACATCGGTATTAACACCATCGGTCAATCATTACGTAACGCAAATCGTCAATTACGAAGTGACCCACCAAATCCACAAATGAAGGTTTCACCATGGTTACAAAGTACCATCGAACCTGATGTCAATCGTCGTCCATTAGAAATCGGTGCTCAAGCATAAATGAGTGTTTAGGATACCTAAAAAATATGAATATTTGACTTGACAGTCTATTTTTTAGTTATCTCACGCATGCGAAGACAAGGGTCCATCGTTCCATCGAATGCGCTCGAAAGTTCTTCTAATATCAGATTATTATCCTTTTTTATTCCTTGCATCGTCGGAATGTAATCCGTCAGGGAATCAAGGTTTTGAAGACGTGTTCGTTGTTCTCGACCATGCGCACGTGTATAGAGTAAATAGTGTATCAATGTGTCATCGCACCGTCCGATATGATTTCGTATTTTTTCGTCCAATGCGGTTTGTTTTTGTATCCACTCGTCGTCTTGTGATGCATTAATGATTTTGCGTAAATATGAAAACATTGTGGGAAAGGTCAATGTGGATGCGAGATATTCGTGAAAATCTTTCAGAACTATATACTATATTGAACATACGTTGTCTCTAACTACGTGTCTCTAACTACGTGTCTCTAAATGAATGAACTAAAACAAGGATTTCGCCAGTATATCGAACTCGACGACCAGATTAGTATTCTGGAATCGAAATTGTCCGAATTGCGTCAAAGTCGTGATACCGTAGAAAGGAATATCGTCGGCATTATCGAAAAGAATAATCTTCAAAAGAAGAATATCAAGATGGGAGACTCCCACTTCCAATACACGTCCTCTGAAAAGAAAGATGGTTTCACCCAACACTACGTAAAGAAGGCACTCTATGACTACTATGGATTCTTCTATGACGGTAAATTACCACGCGATAAATGCAATGAAAAAGCGGACCAGGTATTCCAGTATTTATTGGCAAACCGCACGATTAAAAACAAGACGGGTCTTAAGCGCATCAAAGACGACAATCGCGGACCGAAACAGAATCAAGGTCCTGGCGGGAATGGACCCGCGTCCGGTCCGAACCGTATTCCGCCGGTATCGGTTCCTAATCCGCATCAACAGCAAGGAAAAGGTCGAAATCAAGAAGATACAACATCGATATCGTCGATACGGTCAATCTCATTCGCAACACCGTCGTCCGTCCAATCGAATGCGACAAGAACGTCGAGACCGACGACCGCCGTAAATACATCGACATCCGCATCAAATGTTCGCCATATATCGATAGGTGGAACGACAACGACCCCAACATCCGTATCGACCTCGACATCTGTCCGTTCCGTCGTCATTCCACCATCCGCACTTATACGTAGTCCATCCACTACGTCCTCTACTATGTCGTCATCGACATCGGCAACCTCGTCCAAGACGAATTCATCATCTATTTACAATCCGCAAAACTATTAGATTAGTTTAGATAACA